TATGTCCTCAGAGTCAAAAGAAATTTGATACAAGTTCTGTTTCACCCATTCGCTGTTGAGGAGAGTACCGCCGGAAATAGTTATTGCAGCACCTGAAGAAGAGGCTGTGCCTGTATTATAATTCCTGGTGATTAATTTAAAAGTCCCGTTAGTCTCATCGTATGCGTAAATATCCTTGGTGGTACAGACTATCATGTAGGCTATATCGGTAAACATTCTCCGGTATAACCCTATTCTTTTTATGGGATCTGTGAATTCAAAAATAAGAGAGTAAGTTCCGTATCTGTCTTTTAAATATCCATCCTCGAATAATATATTCATCCCGTCCTGAAGGGAAGTCTCCGGAATTTTACGGGGAGATATGTCTTTGATTATGTTATTGAGTACAGGTATTTCTATGGTTTCCATTATGCTATTCTCTCCCATATTCTCATAAGTCTGTTTTTTGGTCTTGTTTCGTTTGCGTTCCCTGTTGAACCTGTGTATCTACTATTAAAATCGCCTGGAGTAAGTTCTGAAGGCCATCCACCACCATAATTATATCTTTTAAACCATATAGGACCGCTTGGTAAAGCTCCAGTGTGGTTATGACTTTTAAAAACATCCCCCTGAATACCAGTTCCACCTCTACTTTCTGAAGCGTTACCACCTTCAGTTCTAAAAAATACACCTTCATCATTAAATATGCAAACCCATTCACCACCAAATTTAACTTCAGGGGATTTATTAGAATCAAAAGTTCCATCAGGTTCTGGGAATTGAACATATCTTTCTCCAATAGGATAAAGCCTGTCTATTATTCTTTTCTCCAGTGTCCCATATTCTTCATTTTGTTTCTTGACTAATATCTTCGTTAGATTAGTCAGGTAGTCCCTCATCTCCGGATCGAGATTCTTGGGTATCTGGGGTAATGTTAGAATGGGAGAGGTCATTAGCTCCAGCCTACGCCTTTCTGTGTGGCTACAATAATGTCATCTATATTTGCTGTAGGGTCGTAGCCGTATAATACTCTACCCTTAAATCTCGCTCTCGCTGTTCCTGTATCCCTGACTACTTTTAATGTTGATTTTAAATAATAAGTACCGCCGGATAAATATGCTAAAATTACTTGATTGCCGCCATAATTAGCTGAACCGAAATACGGATAAGTTTCGTCTACTTCAAATAGACCTGGAAATGCTCTAGTGAACAAGGAACTTTTTTTATATACTGTATCCAACGGAATAGCTGGAAGTATAGATGCTCCGGAACTTCCAGTCAGCCCAATAAGATTCCCGGTTTTTATAACCCCTATCTCAAAAGGACCGACTTCACTTGCCGTAGATTGAGTTGCGGAATGATTGGTCCCTCCGCTTATCATTACTACACAAGCCTGTTTAACCTCTAATTCCCAATACGTTTCGTCAATTGTAGTGCCGTTGGAAGTCCTTGCAATCTCTCTAAACATAAACTGAGGCTTGGCGGGAAAAGGTGTAAGCACCTTCCTCTGTCTCTTTATAAAATAATCCATGTTTATATTCTGTATTACTTTCCCGTTACCATCTATATCATTCTGTAGTGTATTCAAGCTGAGCACCCCCTGTTCTGTTAATTGATTCACCACTCCGGACACTTCGTCCACAAAAAATAATTCTATAATTCCATCTACTTCCTTGGTATAAATAACTCCAGTCCCAGTCAATGGGGTTGGGTCCTCTGCAAGTTTCTGAAGTGTTACCTTCTTATGGTATCCATCGCAGTCGCCTTCAAGAGGATCGAGCTCTCCTGCGAAATGGTGGTCAAGCTCCATCCTCTCTTTTACTCGGGCCTTCAGCCCTTTGATCTCGTCATCACCATCTCCGGCAAGACCGTTATCATCTGGTTTGGTTTCGTCCCATGCCTGTATCATCTCAGTGTGCTCCTTATAATTACTCCAGCTTTTTCAATGGAGTATCTTAATCTTATTTTACCGCTAATAGTTTCAAGAAACAACATCCCTGAATCTGTCGGTACCTTTGCTTTCCCTGAGTCCCAGTCAAAAGGATAAGGGTGCTGATCGAGTAACAGGTTAACAACTCCTGGACTCAATGTCAAGAACTTATGATACCCGTCACAGGTAGGATCATCAGGATCTTCAGCAGAGGCAGAGTAGTGATCGAGATCAAGTCTCTCCGCAAATAGAGTCTTGACAGCTCTGATCTCTGAGAACACATCCATGAAGTGTCCTGACTTTCTCGGAGTTGCAGGGTTCCATATACTAAACATTATTGTCTCCAGCAGTCATTGAAATCTTTAAAAACTTCGGGTCTTTCCTTTAACACCTTCAGACACCAGTCCCTCTTGAGTTCTTTCGGGCACTCTTCTGCCATAATTATAACAGCAGTGTCCATCTTCTCCCTTGCCAGATACCTTGCTTGCCAGCAACTCATAGGCTCTCCCTCTACCCTTTTAGCCTGGGTATTAAAGAGAGTACATCCGGTAGCGAGAAGGAATATAATTATAATAAATAGCTTTTTCATTTCCGTGTCTTCTCCCATGCGTTTAGTCCTATAAGGCCGATACAGTGGCCCATCATCATGCCCACAAGAGTATCAGAAATGTGAGCGAATCCCCATAGCCTCATTACCACCGTAGTGACAATGAGGAAGAGGAACAATCTTATGAAAAACTTTTTACTTAACCATTCCATCAGAACACCAGCCCTGCTCTTATAGCTCTGTTCTTCTCAGTATAGTTAATCATGAACTCATCATAACCATCTCTGTACTGTATGAAGAATCTCGGCTGAACGTAGGTAGTAAGTATCCTGAACTTCAGCTCTGCTTCGTACCATCCTTTCCCAGTGGGATCTCCTGCGAATCTTACATTGATCTCCTCTTTGTCAAGGAACTGCACGGTCCTGCTCCTGTGTTTAATAAATACATTCGCTTCATAATTTTTATTGTAATCATTTATAAATTCATTCTCTTTGGCTTTATTATAATAGCCATAGACTTTCCCGCTGGCCCCTATATTAATCGCATCCCCGTAGGACACCTGAATCTCTCCGTAATAAATGTTCATAGATCTGCTGTCGAGCCCATCTCTTCCGTTTGACTTATGGTATATCGGAGAAGCCTTTATATAATCCACATAAGGTATAACATAGTTCCCGAATATATTGTTGCCTGACTCAAAGATATAGAAAGCCTCCGGCATATAATTTGTCTCTACGAAAGGAGAGGAGTCATCATAAATTCTCCAGTAACTTCTCTGGGTGTATGCGAAATTGATACCGGTCTTTGCCGGATAAAAAAGGTTGTACTTGACACTGATCTGCAACTTAACCTGATCTTCTTCGGTATCTCCGGAGATAATATAGTTGTCCTTGTACGGAGACATAGGACTCTCAAACTCCTTGGAGAATAACGGCAAGGCAATTAGTATAAACAACATTAGTATAAATATTTTCTTCATATTTCTAAACCCCATATAAATTTTTCCTGTGGTACTACGTCCACGAATCTTACTCTTCTCCCTCTATTCCCTGAGTCAGTGACATAGAGTACTCCACCGATAAAGTATGCGAACATGAAATGTGTCCCGCCTTCTACAGTGTTCTTCTTGTTTGAGTTGGAATAAACCCTTACCTGATAAACCTTATTGGTATTTACAGCTTTCGGATTTATCATCATATCGTAGCTGCCTACATAGGCAAGAGTATTGAACTTATCATAAAAGCCGAACTGCTGTGCGATCTCCAGCTTATCCATTACCCATCCATTCTCAACCTTGAGCCTTCCAGTTTCTGATAGCTTCTCCACCCAGGTAAGGTACGGGAACATGATCCACTCATATCCCCTGCAGATCGCATAATACGAAAGAGAGTTGCAATGCCTGTGAGCTGCATAGATAGCGTTCTCTTTGTCCAGTCCGAATTCCATGAGAGTCTTCCACAAGTTGGAAGTCTCAAGATCATCAGGGAACTGAAGGTTCTCCATGATTATGTCTTCAGCTATTTCGATCTTCATTCTTGGCTCTCCTTAGAGATTCAACATCTTTTCTAATAAAGTCGTTACAGGTTTCCACCGCCTTGACTCTCTCATGCAAGCTATTCACTTTATGGAAAAGTTCGCCATGAACTTTATCAACATTCTGCCTGAACTCTCCACCCTGCTCCATCATCACTTTCATCTGTGTGGCGTGTTGTTTCAGTTCATCATCACAGACTTTCATCTTTTCTATTTCTTCTTTGACTCCTGATACCGATTGGTTGGTATACTGCAAGGTCAGTGAAAGAGTATCCACCGATCTTCTTATCGCATAAACACCGCCAGCCATGCCAAAGATAAACACGCCCAACCTAAGTATAGATTCCATTTCAGGGGACATATCCTCGTTCTCCTATTAAAAATTTGTTTAAACATATGGAGCCCTCGTTTCAGGGATTGATCTTCTGACCTTATCCTCCTGCATAGCCCCTTCGATCTCTTCCTCGAATCTCTGGCGGTAAACCTGTGCTGTCTGCCACTCGTTTTCCTGGAGCTTAACATCCGAAGCGACATGGTAAATAATAGCCTGAGAACAGTAAATACTTATATCATCCTCTGCAGTGTCAAAATCAGCCATGTCTATATTCGGCAAGAAGCTCCAGTAAAAAAGATTAAGCGTACGTTCTTCTGAAGGCTTGGGGTAGAGATACAAAGATGATCCGTCTATCCTTACCATATCGGGGTACTCCACTTCAAGATCAACTCTCAATAACCCCAGATCTATATGATCGGTAATATCAAGTTGCCTGAGTACAGGCCCGCTATAGTCCTGATTATGTATTGAGAAGTAAGTTTTTTCTATCTCCTTAAAATCATCTGGCAACGGCAATACTCCCACCGAAGGAATGGTTGTTAGCTCTTCAGTCTTGAGTGTAAACCAGAAATTATATCCACGGTTTATCATCCTTCGAGCTGAGAGGATTTTCCTTCTGAGAAACGCCGGTATGTTCTCAGGTGGCACATCCCCGGGCCAGCACATAAAACAGATCTCTTCGTATATCTCCCCGTATGTCATCAGTCTTCAAAGCCTCCGATTTCCAAATCTTCAGTCTCAACCATGTCAGGGATCTCTTCCACAGGATCAGGATAAGACTCTTCCTTCTTGTCTACCTGGGCCTTTGCTTCTTCATCCCTTTGCTTTCTGTACTTCTCTTCAAGCTCTTCACGGATTGTTTCTTCAAGTTCCTTACGGATAGCTGCATAGGCCGCCTGTTGTGCTTTAGCGAGCTCCGCTTCTCTTCCCTTTTCAGTAAGATTAATAAGGATATTGTTACCTGCCTCATCCTTACCTATCTTGAATTCGTCTATGATAGTTACATCATAACGGGGATTGGCAACCTTCTTGAACTGGTCCGTAGGGTCTCCGTGGTTAATCCCGTCAGTCTCCTGCTTTTTATTCGCATGGACCGTGAACTTCGGAACCGCATCAAGAAGTGCGTGAAGTGCTTCCTTCGGGAGAAATGAGATCCCGCCATCTACCACTGAATACCTTCTGCCATTAACAGAAAAAGCTCTGGTGGCTTTATAGTTGGGGTCGTCTTTCAGAACTCCCATGAATATTACTTTTGCTTTATACACGTTTTCGTGTAATACTTCTTCAGGCAATCTTTTGAGAATATCGTCCTGAGTTAAAACCTTCGGTTTATTTGTGCTCATGCTGTTCTCCTGTTATCGGCTTTGCCGTTATTCTGCTGTTATAAGTAAAGGATTGGATAGAATATTAATGTCGGTATTAAGCCCTATCTTTATCCCCATTGCCTCTCTTGTTCCTGCTTCACCTATCACATCACCCTCTCCTACAAGATTAGGTTTAACGTAATCTACAGAGATACCATTCACAAGTGTTATGTGTCTGACTCCTGCCGGTGTAAGGGCTGAAGTGAAAGTATCTCCTACCGCACAGTCATCTCCAGTTCCAGTGGTTATTTTGAAAGTAACTCCCTGTCCTACTTCTTTGGCAGTATCGGAATCTCCAAGAACCCAATCTTTTACTACTGTTCCGTCAGGGAAGTACGCATCAAACTTTGCTTCTGAAACTTCTCCTTTTGTGACACAGATAAGCACAAGGTTTCCTTTGCCTTTCCCTGTATAAGTTCCTGCCATTGCCGGAGAAGTACCACCCCCAGTGTTACCTGTTCCTGCTGCCACTGTTCCGACTGCTGCTGTTGCTGCTACAGGAAGAGTTACTACGGCTGAACCCTCCTCCATGCCCTCATGCCACTCCATCTTCACCATGTTGAGAAGATTAAGAACTTCAACCTTTTTTGGATAGAAGCCAGTCTCTACAGAAAACGCCACTGCTGTTGAGGGAGTGATTAGTTTCCTGCAGTATTTATCGTTATATTTTCCCATTGATTTTCTCCTGTGATAAAGGGGGCCGTAGCCCCCATCATCTTAATATGCTATGACATAGAGAACGTCATTTGCAACATTGATACTGGTTTCTACTCCCAGCAAAAATCCTCTATCATGGAGAGTGATCGCATTGGAAGTCACAAGGGCCGGGCTGAATATATCAGAAGCCCCCTCTTTCACAAGGAAGCCTGAATCATCAGCCATTCCAAGAACGTGCTCCAGAGTTCTCTTCTTTGTGACATTTATGATTTTGACATACGAAGGCCTGAACCCTATGTCGTCAAAATCCAGAGCTACCGCAGTTGAAGCTACGGTAACTTTTTTGGTGTAAGGATTGTTATATTTCATCTGCTTTTCCTTTATCCTTTTAGTTTATACTACTTTTTTTATGTGGATTGCTCTATGACATTTTGGACACAGAGTAATGAGATTGTCAAGTTCATCTGATCCTCCTTCTCTTACGGGAACAACATGATGAACATGTAAAGTGTAATTCTCTTCTCCACATTGAGAACACTTGAAATCATCTCGTGCTATTGTTTTGTATCGGATGAGCTTCCATTCTCTTGAACCGTAAAATGATCTATCAATCTTATTTTCCTTGGCGTATTCCCTCCTGCAATTAAGGGAACAACACTTTAAAGACTGTGATCTTTTCATCTCAAAAGCTTTTCCGCAATTCAAACATTTCACCTCTACCCTATTTCGTGAAGCAAGGTGGAAACATTCTTCAGAGCAGTATTTCCCTTTGAGTCTTTTCTCTACTTGGAAACTTTTTCCACAATAGCTACATTTACAATCCTTCAGTGTCCTCCCTATTGCCTTCTTATGATTGTACATACATTGCTGAGAACAGTATTTAGTTTTTAAGTCTCTACACTTTGGCACATAATACTGCTCCCCACAATTAAGACATTCCTTATAGCTCATAGTAAGTCCTCCTTTTATGAGAACCATTATGCCTACTATGTTCAGAATGTCAACCATAATAGTATTAGGCGGTAGCACCACATTCATACCTGTACATACGATCCTGGTCAAGTATGACTGCTGTGTATCGGATCTTCCAGCCTACAGTACCGTAGAGCTCAAGAGGTCCACCGATCTGAGTCTTGTCCTTACGGATAGACTTCATACCGCCATCCGCATCAATAACACCATAAGCATCAGGTCCTATTGTAATACACTGGTGAACGTCTACGAGAGTACCGGAAGTTCCAAGTCCTGAAGTGGAAACCTCAGCACCTGAGTCCGGGATTACCGGAGCTTCTGTAGTAAACAACATTCTGAATCTTCCGAAAGCTCCTACTTCGTTTTCTTCCACACCACTTTGAGAAGCGTAGTCCTGAACTCCTTTCCAGCCGGTCATCTGCTCGGCATCATAAAGAACCTCATTGCCGATAAACATGAACCATGCTGCCTGAATAGCAGCAGTACCCACGCCTGTACCTGCCTGTATAAGAGGTCTGAAGAAAGGAGTCTTGTTTGCTAACATTGCTCTTGCCAGCTTTCTGAGGTCCCCTGTAGTCATCTTTGTGATGATGTCAGTACGGGCTGCAACACTGTCAGCTCTGAGAACATTATCCCCGCCAGCAAGTATGTCCCGTGTGATTTCATCTACAGTATCTGCTCCCTGCCATGCTACCCTTTCCTGGGCTTCTCCAACTACAGGGTCCTGTCTGTAGATGTCACATTCTTCAGTGAGCTCCACATAACCGCCATAAAGAGAAACCTTTGCGGTAAATCTCTCAACGCTGATCTTCTGAGCTGAAGGGTTTACACCTTCTGTCAGGGCCACAGGCTGAGTGGGAAGAACCGGATACACGGAAAATCTCGCAGTATCATTATCCTTCACGTTTTTCTTCTGTCCGTATCTGCCGTAAATCCAGGAGCTTCTTATAGGCTTAAGAAGTATCCTGTCGTAATACGCATCAACTTCTGCGCTAATATCAGCTGAGGTTGTCTGTCCTATTGTCATTTTAATTGTCCTTTTAATTTATTCCCTAACTACATTTCCCTTCTCTGTCTCTCTCTGTACTCATCGAACTCCCTGTCAGTCATGTCCTTTACAGACTTCTGAGTTGAGCCTACACTACCGACTGAAGCAAGTGTCTGAGGCAGTGCTGCGTTGGCCTGTATTCTCTTAATAGCTTCATCAGTAACTGTTGACTGAGGAGCTAAAGTCTGACCGTTCGGGTGAAACTGAGCTATCCTTTCGAGAAATTTGATCTTTGCGTTCGCATCATTTGGAACTTTGTTGTATGCTGCCGCATATGCCGGGTCATTTAACAGCTCTATGGCCATGTTCATCCGGCTTTCAAAGGTCGCATCAGAGGCTTTTCTCGCATCTCCTATAGCCTTCATCTGGGTAAGGAGCTGCTTTTCCTCTATGGCAGTGAGCTTATCTGCCACGATCGCATTAACCCTGGCTTCTATCATCTTCTTAACATCACCGGCATAAGGAATAACATCGTCATCAAGATCGAAGTTCTCCACCATCTGCTGGCCCTGCTGAGGAGTAATAGCACCACTATCGATATACTCTTTAAGGAACTGAGTATAACTTTCCTTTCTCTCAATCTCTGCTCTGAGATTTCTGACAGTCTCAAGGAGCCCGTTTACATCGTTTGGAATATCCTGACCCGCTGGGGCTGAGGGAACATCCGGGGATTGTACGGCTGCTGAATCTGCTGCGGGAGCTGCTGGAGCTGAAACATCTCCACTCCCACCACCTTCATCAGTTTCCGCATACTGAATTAAAAAATCAACCGTTCTGTGGTCGTTGTCACCTGTAAGTCTTTCCATAGGAAATCTCCTTTAAATTTTTAGTTTGCCTGTAAATACTTCTTCTTGTACTGCTCTTTGGCTGACTCCATAAACTTTTGCTTGGATTCATCCTTTGGTTTAATCTTATCCATCTTTTTGGACCAGTCAAACATTCTGTTCATGGCCAGTTCAAAAAGTTTAGTGTTCACTTCCTTGGAAGGCAGATTTACTCTTGCTCTGAACCATCTCATCCAGTAAGCCTCGCTCTTTGCCATGCCATTACAGAAATGGGTCATGTATTCCTCAACATCCATAGCAACCTCATGCTCTACCGCATTTAATCCTATAGCGAGAAATGCCTCTGTGTAGTGGCCTCCTTCTTCAAATATCGCATCTGTAGTATCTCTCCAGTCTGTAGGGAGAGAGAAGTAAATGCCTTCTGCACTTATACTGTCTTTAGAAATCTTCTTCACCTATAACCTCCTTAATTTGCGGTCCGGTATCTTTTACCGCAGATTCCGCAGCTCCCTGTAAAGCCCTTTGATTCATGAGTATACTCTGGGAGTCAAAGTTATCAGCCTTAGCCTGTTCTCCTCTGATCTTAGCTGCAGTTAAGGCTTCTTCAACCTGCTGTTGTTTCTGAGCCATCTCTGCCTGTTGCTGTTTCCTCTGCTCTGCTCTCTGCTTCAGCTTCACATAATCCGCAGCATCAAGATCGAGGTCATCGTAAAAGTCTTCAGCTTCAAGTCCTGCAACACCATACTGCTGCATCTCCAGCTTAGTCTCAAGCCTTATCATTTTCTGTACAGGGCTGTATGTAGTATCATCAATCTCAATATCAAAAGCAAGGTCTTTGACCTGCAATAAGTTCTCTTCTAACATCTCATCGTATTCAGGCCCTATGATTCTCCTGATCTTGTCTATTGTATAGAACTGGAATATCATGGCTATTGTCATCTTGCCGAGTTGTTTAAATGTATAGTTAAAGTTCTCTGTGATCTCTCCTATTGCTGCAAGTCCCTGTACCTGCCTGAGCTTTGTAAGCCTTGCAGATTCAGATCTTGACTGCATACCCAGGGCATCTGCGTTCAGGCCCAGTCTCATAAAGTCATCTGCAGCTCTCTGTCCCATGTCTATAAAAGCGGAAGGTAACTGTGGAGGGGCCACTCTTTCTAAGGCTTTCCCGGGATTCCTTTCTATGATAGGTGTACTCATCCCTTTAGCGAGTACCCTTTTATCGTCTACTGCGTTCTTATCCATGATCCAGCCGGAGTGTATAGAGCTGAGTACATAGTGCATCTGATTGGAGCTCCATTTATTAATCTCTCTCTGGGAGTCTTTAAGGGCTTCTACTATTCCTGAGAGCTTCATGTGCCATGAGTCCTGACTCTTTGAGTAAAAACCAAATAGAGGGATAGAGGGGAAGCAGTCAGTTTCGTAAGGGGATCTGCCTTCGTATAAAATAACTTCGTCATTCAGCACTGTGGTGAGCTTCATTATTCTCTTCATGTGTCTCATTTCCACAAAGCCAGGGGAATTTCTCACCTGATCGATCCATTCCTTACTCTTGTTGTATGCCTCATTTGTTATGGTCAGCATCTGCCCGTCTATTACGAGAGTCCAGTGAGGAACGAGTTCTCTTTCCCATAGTTCTTTTATTACGCATAAATTTTTCAAACCGGAGTGTTCCATTACAAAATAATCAGATCTGTAGTCCGCATTACTGCTTTCTATGTCTTTAGCTTTGTCAGGGTACATGATCTTTGCCATCTGCTTTGATATGGCCTGTCTGTTTACCAGGTATCTGCAGTCGGAAAGATCCATTTCTTTGGTAGAGGGATCGAAGAATTTATTGAAACAGCTTTCACTTTTAACTTTTATGTCTCCGTTTACAGGATCTTCAGAGAAGTCAACGTAAGGAGTGAGCCATGATAGGCCCATTACGTTCTGATCTTTAAAGGCTTCTGCCGCTGCTATATAGCCGTTACCTTTTCTCATAGTGAAGTGAAGTAACCTGGAAGCGATAGACGCTGCGATATTATCCTCAGTTCCTTCAGGGAGACATCTCAGTGCAGTCTTATTCTGCCTCTGCAGTCCTACGACCACATTGACATTCTTTCTTATGAAGTTCTTTACGATAGGCGGTATGTTTTTCTTTCTCGAATTGGACGCATCTTTTTCGGTCCACTGGTGGCCGTCATACATATTCTGCGATTCCCTCATTCTTGACAACATAAGGTTGAGGGTACCGTAGCTCTCAGCGAAGTATTCTTTGACTTTCAGTATTGTATCCTTGTCGCTCATAAGTCTCCCCAATAACATTCTATAGTTGAGCTATAGTCTTCTTCAAGAGGAGAAGGTCTATAGTCTTCGTATTTCGGTTCTTCAAATTCCTCAGTCAGCGGATAGATCAGATCCATTTCGCTGATCTTGCTGAGGGAGTCCAACATATCGTCATGAGTAACTAACGGATATTTTTTGTATTCGTCAATGAAATCTGCGACAATATCTACAACTCCTTCAAACTTTGACATCCTTGTAAGGCTTTTGGGGAAGATGATTCTGCCTTCCGCAAAGTACTCTGCCAGTATTCCGATCCTTGTAGGCTTTGCCTCTTTGTTCTCTCTCAGCGGTCTTATGTTAAAATAAAATCTTTCCTCTTCCATTTTTTCGAGAAAGTATCCACGGTCCTTCTGAGTACCGTATTCCTCGTAAGCACACTCTTCAATCTCATATTCCATGTGCCACTGCTTCAGTATCTGCCATTTCTCCTTGATAGACATCTTATCTTTAACGCAGTCGATGATCCGGATCTTTCTTCCGGGCTGAGTTTTAATCAGCCAGTAAACCGTAAAATCTATGGAGTCAGGCTTCTTGGCAAGCTGAGGATCTGTCGCAGCATCTGCAACTATATAATATTTCCCTTCAGGGTATTCAAAGTCTTTAAATACAAGCCATGTAAGTTTAAAAGCTGCGGAGCCTTCCTGTAGGGGAGTCTGCAGCATCTGTGCGTAATAATTATTCTTCTGCTTTTTCTTCTTAATATCGAGAACTTCTTTACTCATAAACACCGGATAACCGCCGTATAGAGGCTCACCCTTGTCGTTGACCTCTGCTGCAATCTTAGAGATCCTGTAAGTACCCATCTTCTCAAGGTGTTCATAAAGGTCTCCGTATCTGTACCTTGTGCCTATTACAGTATCTACGGTACCCCCGTATGCAGATCCAAGGTTGTCGCTCATCTCAAAAGCCTCTCTCACTTTATCGATCATGAACTGAGTACCCACATTATTGAGGTCTACAAGGTCATCTGTAACCTTTTCGTTGAAGTGACCGCCTGTAGGCATAGAGTCTATAAGCCCGAAAGCACCAAGCCCCGGGTCTTTACCAGCTGTAGTCTTAAAAAACAGCCCGGATTCTATGGACCATGACGCTTCACGGGTCTTCTGAGGATCTGCCCAGAATATATGAGGCCATGTTTTCTTGAGTAATGTGTTCTTTTCGCAAGTTCTTTTTATCAGATTGAAGTGTGGACGGGCTATCTTGATCGAGTTTGAAAATATTGCCTGTGTAATCTCCGGTCTTTTTATCAATTTCCAGAGTCTCAACGCAAAAGTGATAAGGGTGGAGTTGTGTGTCGGTATAAGTTCTTTACCTGCGAGGTATATCCCGTCTTTAGCATCAACCTGAATACAGTTAGTAAGATGTTCGCCATCTCTCAAAGGTCTTATATCTGTTATGTATCTTTGCTGAGGCTTCTTTTCTATGTAAATCCTTTCAGCTTTTCTCTTCAGAAAGAAAGGGTTTTTTTCCTTGCGACCCGCAAATTCTACTGTGTGGAACACATAGTTTTCACCTTTCTCCTGACTTACGAATGATAACATCGAAGCCTTTATCCCAACACTTATCAGAACTTCATACAGATCTTCACAAAGGGTTTTATTTATATTTGTGAAGATACATCTATTTTTCTTGTCAGCCGTCCCATCCGTGTCCATCAGTCCTCGGATAAGCTCCATTCTTTGTTCTATGCTGCCTATTTTGTATTCTTCAGGGATATGCTTATTGTTAAGAACACCGATCTCTCTTAATAAAACTTTAATTCCCAACACAGATTTTGTCTCTACTCTACTTGTATCTTTTACTTTATAGCCAAGATCTGTTATCTTTTGAAAAATTTCTCTATCTATTCCATGTATTCTGCCATCAGCTGAAGATCCATCTCCAAGCCATGCCCCAAGAATATATGGATGTAACTTAAATTTCTTCGCACTATATTCTACCTGGGCAACATCAACCGATAATTTTCTATCTTCTCCACAACCATGCTCGAATATTTCATCAGAGGTTAATAAAACTTTTTCTCTGCCAACCCTTTTATTCTTTTCTCCCCTCAACCTTTTTCTTGACTTTATATTTACTTCCCACAAGTGATCTGAGGAAGCTATAATTTTATACTTCTTATCGAATGTTATTTCATATTGTCTTGAGTTCTCGAAATTTTTTGTTCTTGCCACTACCTTTACGAATCGTCCTTCTGATCCAACCACCTTGTCTCCAACATTGAGTTCTCCGTGCTTCTTCCATCCTTTCAAAGTTAATACAGGGGTATCGTAGCTCAATGCCTTCCAGTGCTCTCTGGCCCACTGATACATAGTGTCAGTCTCGCAGTTATCCTGTATCTCATAGCATCTGGACAGCAAATAAGGGTGATTTACCGGCAATCCCAGCACACACCAGCAGAACAGAAAAAAATCAGCCTCGCAAGTCTCTGCCAAAAGCTCGAAAAACAGGTCTTCTCTCGAATATCTGTAGGAATTAAGTTCCCTCGTAATCTCCGTATAGGGCAAACGGAACCGGTCTTCGTGTAAACCAAGCTCCTTGAGGAACGGATCTGCTGTTATAGGCTTTATCAATTTCATAAATACATCATATCAATATTTTTGATACATTGTCAACAATATTTTACTTGACATTCCCCTCATATCTGCCTATTGTCTACCTGTTCGTAAATATAAAGTACCTCCATTTGCTTAAAAGGCCCGGATCTGCCATAGTCCGGGTTCTTTTATCCCCTCAATACACATACAATCTATACATATCCCCTATACAACAAGACTCAATCAATGGTATTCCGGAATAATATACAAGAAATGGAGTGACCCCAAAAAATTTTCCTGAACAGTGTATAAGTAATTCTATTGCTAGGCCCTAATTTTTCTCGGGTCTTCCCCCCCCCTATACATTTGTGTAGTAAACAGGCGTATGGTGCCCATATTCCAGGCTGAACATCCGTATAGTAAACACTTGTAGGGTATTTCCCAGGGCTGGGAATTATTAAGATTTTTAATTTAATGTATCAAGATTATTGATAGAGGAGTTTTACTCTCGAGTGGGTTATGAGTGGGGATTATTGGTAATAGCTATAATCTATATTGATCTTATGAATATAAGTATTATTAAGATTATTGATATTAAGTATTAAGATAGGAGGTAAAAGTATAACAGCGGGAAAATCGGAGTATAAAAGGGTATTGAATTTTTTTTTATATCGGTTAATTTTTTTTGATTTTATATGATATAGTTGTTGACATAAATATACCATGTGATATTATGTATTCAACGGTCAAGAGAGAGGCCGAAAAACTACTAAACAAATTTATAGTAAACAGAGGTTAAGTATGAAAAAAAAGTACATCATTAAAAGAGTAAAAATCAAAAGTGACTTTGCGATTGTCCAGTATGCCGGATTTATTCCGGATTCCGACAAGTCCAGTATTGAAACGGACATTAAATTGGATAATCGGAAAATTAAAGCTGTTTTTTTCAGACTCCGATAATTTAAGTCTTATGTTTTGCCCTGATTTATTCAGGGTATTACATAAGCCTTAAATGGCCTTTGATCTTTGACAACTTTTTTTTAATACTCACTTTTTAGTTCTATTTATGTCACTTAATCGGGACATAAATTAAATTAAAACGGAGAGTGCACCATGTTTACAAAAAAATCTGAAAAAATTCTTGTATCTTGTATCGAGTCTATCGGCAAAACTGCAGAAGATTTCAACTCTGTAAAGCCTGATCTAAAAGTCGTTAATCTTAACAAGTCAGTTATTGACGACTTGATAAATCAAAGGTTGTTGACTTTGCAAGGCTTGACCGGAAACGTCAATTTAATTACTGCTCGTTATGCTGAAAAAAACGGGATAAAAATTGACGGCCTAAAAACTGTCAAGCTCTGCATAGTCCAGAATGGACAGATTGCAAGATATTACTCCGCTTATGTTCAGCCAGTTAAATCAGCTAAAAAGATTGAGCCTGAAAAAATTTCAGTAGCTCCGCTTAAAGTGGACAATACACGGACAAAACAATCATTAACCGAGAAGGTTAAGAGCCTGATTAATCCGGAGCCAGTTCTCCAATTAGCGGAGACAGAGACAACAAGAATTGATAGTCTTGAATGTAAATTGAATCGCATTGAGTCTATGCTGGAAACGATTCTATCTACAAAAAAATAATTAACCGATTAAATTTTTACCGGAGTTGAAAAGCTCCGGTTTCCTTTTATCCGGTTAATTAAGAAAAATTCTTAATTATGTGGATTGCTATACACTTGTTAAGCAATAGGATTAACCACTACACACCCGTGTAGTAGATACCTGGAAAATACTAAACAAATGTGGAGTATTCTGCCAAAACCTGGCACGGGATTGTACGGCCCGAAATCCGACACTACCTACCAGTAGAATCTGCTGGAGTAGGCACGTCACCGCACGCCCTTAGCACGGGATTGTACGGCTTTAAATTTAAGAAAAAGTTGTCAAAGATCAGCTAAACTTTAATAACCTTAGAAATTTTTCCGCTAATTGTCAAGTAAATTTTCGGGGTATATGCTCTGCTTAAAAGGGCCTGTTCATTTCCAGGGTCTTAGGGTATTACCCCGCTAATTAAAACCCCGTAGCGTGGCTTAAAACAAGCCTGAGAGGGGATTAAATATAGAGTATGGAGGCGTTTATGAACTTAGTAAGCAAGGAGTATAAGCGAAATTTCACACGAGCAGTTCTCCAGGAAGTAGAGAGAATTAATGCTAAGATTGACACGGGACGTATGGTTTCAAAAAAGGATAAGCTATGGAGAGAGTACGCCATAACTTATTTAGATAATCCCACTGACTTGAACATGGTATTGTTTACCAGTGGCAAAGAGACAAAGATGATAAGGAGGTAACTATGAACAGATGCGAGGGATGCGATCATTGTGAGGTCGAGCCGGTTGATGTAATTCAGCCAGCTCACTCAGCTAAAATTGAACCGTCGTACAAAACGGTTTGGATTCCATGGTGCTTATATTACAACCAGAAATGTGAGGAGGTAATTGAATGTTCAATGCGAGACAAATTAAATTCTTAGTGGACACCTGTTAGATATAGCCTGTGAGTTTGATGCACTGGCTATTGATGCGATAGTACAGATCGCTATCTACGGGGAGATAATCTACGGATGAGGAGGACAGGATGTATAAAAAAGTAAGGACAGAGGATTTGGTGGATTCAATAGGGCATATAAAGCTATAAGGATGGTGCTGATATGAGAAATGCAGGAGAAATCAATCAGGAAATTTGCCGTAAATTCGTACATGAAAATGTTTATGCCTGTATGACTACAATGGTGGACTATATCCTTATTAAGTCTTATGAGGATTCGGACACACCATTTAACCATGAGGAGATAGATAATTATTATATCTATGAATCTTATGATGGAATTACCTGTTGTTTCAATGGTGGTACTGAGGAAGATCTGGATGACTTTATACAGAACTTGGAGCTGGACAAGGATGGGATAGAATATGAAATCAGAAAGCTCGAAGATAAAAAGTTTGAGCTTACTGAAAACATCAGCCAATTCCAGGAAGTTGATGGAAGAGAGGATGAAATTGAGGAAGCTGAGGAAGAGATCAGCAGCCTTGAAGAGGCTATCGAAGACCTTGAGGAAGAGATAATAAATATTGAAAGAGACATTGACGATCTTTCAAGGTTACTTTCAAGGTTAGATCAGGAACCACAGGAGATTTTTGAGTGGTGGATGGTATCTAACTTTCTTGCCCGTAAGCTGAGAAAGAAGGGGCAGCCAGTAATAATGGGTGAACAGCTTTGGGGGCGAACCTGTTCCGGTCAGGCTATCTACATGGACTCAGTGATGATGGAAATATGTGGGGACCTGGAAATATTACACGGTCAAAAAAATTGTGAGGTTAACGAATGAAAACTTTTGAACAGGTCGAGGAGTTACGAAACGGTTTCTGGATAGCTAAGGGGATAGAGATTAACAGAGAATCTTTTATCATCCGAGAAGCTGTCTACAAGCTGAAACCGTGGGTAAGGTACAGAGATTTATTCTATAATAATTTTCTGTATCTACGGAACAGTTTTAACCAGAACATATATGAGTTCAGGTTCTGGAGAATTCAAGTAGGAATAAAATTTCTTTAATGTTTGATGTTTCCCCTCTACGGAGGGGTTACATGAGACTTTAAATTTAATGGAGGTTAATATGATAGAAGCTACAGCAACAACAATCAAAAGGAACGCAAATGGATTTACTACTGTTACTTACCACAGTACAGATGTGGTTAAGTTCAATGGAGATGTCATCATTCTCGATACCGGAGGATGGTACTCAAATACTACGGCGAAGAGAATGAATGAAGTCAGTGAACATTTCCTGCTCGGGTACAGCGTCAAGAGAAGAAAGGGTGAGTACATAGTCACCTATATGGGCGAGGACCACCACATGACAGGGAACAAAATTACTTTGAGGAGGTGAGATGATACAGATTAAAACTTCAGACAGCAGTAGGCACGCAGGTATGTGTTTATCCTCACACGAAGGGCACGTCATAACGATTTGCCCTTCCCTAATTGAGAAAAGGTTCAGGGAAGGGTACTGGTTCATGGGTATAAAACCTGAAACTTTTTCTCAGGCTTTAAAAATTGTGCTTGAACATGAGATATGCCATGTTATTATGTGGTATAAAGACATTATTGGACATGGTCAGGAGTTCATGGAGTTGGCTGGCTCTTATGGACACACAGATTTTATGATAAGGAGGTACAATGAAGATAGTAAAGATACGGACTAAGAAGATAGGCAGGATACCGACTCAATTAACACTGCCCAGATATTTTTATACAGCCAACAACTTGAAGCTCGGAGATAAGATCGATATTTATATGTCAGAGTTCGGGGATGTAATAATTAAAAAACAAAAACCTGGGAGTCGATGATGGAAAAAGAAAAATTACAGGAGATATTAAGCAAACACCTAAAGTGGTTTAAAAACGAAGATGGAGGAGAACGCGCAAATCTTGTAGACGCAAATCTTGTAGACGCAGACCTTAGAAACGCAGATCTTAGAGGCGCAGATCTTATAGGCTTAAAAGATGCTGACAAAATACAAGACGTACTTATATCTCAACACGATGTTACAACTAAGTATAAAGCTGGCGAAATAGTACGACCTGACGCATGGGATGATAACAGATGGGATGAATGTTCTAATGGGATACATTTTTTTATTACAAAATTAGAAGCAGAAAACTATTAAGGAGGCACAAGATGATTTTTAGTAACGATGAAGTAAGGGCTGACTGGATCTCAGTAGTTCTGGATCTCGACAACCCTAAGAAGACTGGAGAGAATCCGCATTTCAAAAACAAGTATGCCCCACTCGAAGAGGTACTCCCCTCTTTGCAGGAAGCCTTTAAGTCAAAGGACTTCGTGATAGTACAGGAGAGTAAGTATGAGGCAGGTGCGGTATTCGTTAAGACTTGCTGGCTCCACCCCAAAGGTACAGTAGAAACTGAGTGGATGGGTACTCCGGCCAAAGCAGATCCGCAGGGTACAGTAGGTGCTACCACATACCTGAGAAGAGTACAGCCTATGATGGTATGCGGACTGATAGCTGAGGATGATGATGACGGCAATAAAGGTTCCGGTAAAGATGAGTTGTTGACTAAGATACAGAAAGCCAAGACTCTTGAGGAACTGACTAAGCTGTTCAAGTCTTTAACAGCAGCAGATCAGAAAAAGTATAACCAGGATTTCAAGATGAGAAAGCTCGAGATCAAACCGGAGGTTCCTGATGAAACTCCTTAAACAGATCGACTCTCATATTGAAACTGAGAACTTCAGAAACGAGTATGAGAAGGTTAGAAAATCTCATCACCCTTCTGAAGTTCTGTCCTGTAACAGGGCTATCGTTTACAAGTGGATGAAGGCTGACATATCTAATCCACGGGATGCTACTTCAGTGTGGCGTATGGAAATGGGTAAGGCTGTTGAGTTGCTGGCTATCAAATACCTCAGAGAGATGGGCTTTGATGTTGACGATCAAAGAGAGATTACAATAGAATCGAAGAGGCTCAAGTATCCTATACACGGATACATAGATATATGGGTCAATGATAATGAAGGCGGTAATGGTGCCGAGGTAAAGACTACCTGGGGATATGGGACCACAGATGTATCTAATAACGGACCGAGAGAACAGGACATTTCTCAGTCAATGGTTTATATGTCAGCTGAAAATCAGAACACTTACAACCTTATTTATATCGCACGGGATACTTTGTGGCGTAATGAATATGTGATAAGGAAATCTGATGAGGAGCTTCGATCTTTTATGAGTTCCGTAGAGGATAAGTTTTCAAAGATCGAAGATTATGTTGAGAATAATATTATACCACCCCGGGACTTCAAAGCTATCGTGGCAGATGGTGAAGTAAAGAGTACTATACAGAGGAACGGAGTCAAGTATAAATCCGATTGGAATTGCTTATACTGCGTCAGGAGAGATCTTTGCTACGCTGAAGAGCGAAGCGATTATGGACTACATATACCGGAGGGGTTATGAGCTTTTGTAAAGTAATAATGTCAGGTAATATAACCGGAGACATTAAGACAGGAACGTACGGAACAGACGGGAAGTGGTGCTCGTTTTCTATTGCTACAAACCTGGGATTCGGGGACAATAAGAAAACTATATACATGAACTGCGGAGCCTTTGGAAAGAACGCTGATAACATAGCCAAGTACTTCGCTAAGGGTGACGAAATTATTATTGCTGATGGTGTTCTTTCCCAAAAGAAACATGAGGAAAAGACATACACTTCGATTGTTATTAACCAGTGGGAGTTCGGCAAGATGAAGGAACGGGAGAGTAAAGGTGGAGGCAAAGGGGGAGGTTATGAAGAAGGATTATTCGATGATGACGACCCGTTCTCAGATGAACAAATCCCATTTTAAAACGGTATTCCGCTTGACTTTGTACACCGTGATATATATGGTGTACAAAAAAAGGGGGACTGCATGGGGAAAAAAGTTTGCTTTAAGTGTTTAGTAGAAAAAAATCTTACTGAATTTTACAAGCACTCAGAAATGAAGGACGGTTACTTAAACAAGTGCAAAGAGTGTTGTATAAAAGAATCAAAAAAAAATAGATCTGATAATCTTGAATACTATACTCTTTATGAAAAGAAAAGAAACCAGTTGCCTCATAGGGTGGAAGCAAGGAAAAAATATCAAAAAGAAAATCCTGAAAAAGTTAAATTCCTTAAAAGAGAATGGAATAAAAAAAACAGACACAAAAGAAATGCTCATTTAAAAGTAAAAATGGCAATTATTAAAGGTATTCTTTCCCGTCCTGAAGCATGTAGTTCTTGTGGACAGGAGGGAATTATTGAAGCACACCATGAAGACTATTCAAAACCACTGGAGGTTAAATGGTTATGCAAAAAATGTCACACGAAAGAACATCATGGATAAAGTTAAGAACAGTCCAAGTGTCATTCCTTTCTGATCTTGACTCTATAGGATTCAAACTACTGGCCACCATATGGTGGTCGGTAGTTATCATTAGAAAAATATCTACACTACTCGGAGGATAACATGGCAGCAATGGCACGAAAATTAATTCAACTTGATGATGAAATCAACAAGGCTTTAACGGAAAGATCTGAGAAGACAGGAGCTTCTCAGTCATGGATAATAAGACAGGCTCTCAAACAATACCTTGGGATCAAACAGGAAGAGAGTGAGAAGGAGGGGGAATGATTTCCAAGATTAATCATACACAAATTCCGAATGACTTTATAGATAAGTGGATGAGTAAGCTCACACCAAAAGCTACCCTGGTTTTTCTCGCTATCTGCAGGAAGACCATAGGGTGGCACAAAGATACTGATTACATTTCTGTTTCTCAGATAGAAGTGATAACAGGATTAACAAAGAACAGTATCTTAACAGCTATTAAAGAGCTGGAGGATGTGGGGCTGATACTAAAAGAGAGTAATTCTATAGGAAATGTTAATCTCCCTAATACTTTTACTGTTAATTTTAATACCCCCGTAGTGCAGGAGATGCACGGGGGTGGTGCAGGGGATGAACGGGGGGGTGGTGCAGGAGATGCACCCACAAAAGAAATAGTATTAAATAAAATAACAAAAGAAAAAAACACACGCACGGGGATTAAAAACGAGGAGTTGTTTAACAGGTTCTGGGAAGAGTACAATAAGAAAACCGAGAAGCAGTTAACAATAAAAATGTGGAATAAGCTCTCCCCTAAACAACAGGAAAAAGCAGTATCCAACATACACGCATACATTAACTCACTATCAGACAAGAAGTACCAGAAGAAACCCTCAAACTATCTGGCTCACGGTACATTCGAGGATGACTTCAGCCCTAAGAAACCAGCCTTTAAAGACTACGCATAGGAGAACAAGGATGGAGATGACATTGATAGGCTACATACTGATAGGGATTAATTGCTTTCTCGCAGGGTATCAATACTGCGAATACAGGCAGAACGAATTAAGAAAGAGGAATATGAAAGATCTTCTCAAGAGAATTGAGGAGGATGACTACAAGATATTAAAAGCTACAGCTGATAAAATTTACGGGAGGATAGTATGAACATAGAAAAGTATCAGTCTTATGGACTTATAACAGCAACACTCGAAGAACTGAAGAACGAATACGTTCCATGTGCAGAGTCTCTCAATGCGGAATGTATTATTGTCGGCAAGACTATACCGAGAAGAAGAGGAGAGGATGAGAGGTATATAATTAAAACCAAAGCAAGGAATGATCTGGTTATTGAATTCACCCTTCCTATTCACATGGTTAAGAACGTCACCGATATGGCAGAGAAAGAAAAGAAATTCGACAAGATAATCGACATACTTTTCCTGGCAAGGAACGCTATCACTGGGGAGATAGTCATTAAGGCTGAAGATATTTTGTTGAGACTTTACGAGATACTGGATGGCAACGAATGAGACATGAGATAGTTCCGTTCCACCATGCTATGGTCCTCAGAAATGGGGAACAGCACCAGCTCGACAAGGTGGTTGAGGAAATGGGAGAGCTGGACCACGCAGTCAGGGGCAGGAATAGAGATGAGGTCGTTGAAGAATATTCCGATGTCATTAATATCCTGCCCTATATTGAAATCATATTCAACATAAAGATCAAACCTTTCCTGCTACCTAAACATCACGTTCCTTTTAAAAATAAGTTCTTGCGGAGAATGATAGTTTATATTATGCAGAACCATGGAGGACAGTACAGTTTATTCAGGGAGACACTCAAGGAACTCCTGAAAATCTATCTGCTTTACCTTGAGGACATACGGAAAGAATTTGAAATAACAGATGAGGAGGTAACGGCGTGGTTAGAAGAGAAGAAAAGAAGGTATCGGTGAAGAAAACCCTCTGGCAACAAAACCCCATGGCACTTGTTGACAAACATGTTGACACCATACTTGATAGCTATGTTAAGCACAGTGCTAAGGAAAGAGGGGAAGACGAGGAAGTACATGTTGAAATGATTGATCTACCTATGGGCAACGGTATAGCCTTGGTAAGAATGGACCAGCTTATAGGAACAATAATATACTGGGATGGTACAGTTTATGTCGGTAAATATGAAGTCGAAGAACACCCTGATAGAAGTTCTGGGAGAGATGAAGATCGGGCATGAGTTTACTTTCACCTGCCCGAAATGCGGAGAGACTTTCATGGTTGAGGCTGATGTTAAACCGCCTGAATGTTTCGACTGTGCCTGGAGTGACCTGGAAATTCTCAGGGAAATAATCTCACCTTTCTAATTAGTTCAGTCTAACAAATATCAAGTTCGATTTCAGGGTATTCTGGGTCGATTTACAGAATAAAACGCCTGTACGTGGCTCTAAATGCCCTTAGAATCGACATCATAAACATATTCCAACGGAGGAAAATATGAACTACGAAGTAGCCGTAAGCGAAATCAAAGGTAGTATTGAGTCAATTCACGATAAGATTAACAGCCTGGTAGTGGACTCTGAAGAATCTCTCGGGCTGGCTTCAGACATTCTCAAACAGGTTAAGGATCAGGAGAAACTGGTAGACAAGAGAGAGAAGGAGTTCACAGCTCCACTCAATGACACGCTCAAGAAGATAAGGGATGTGTTTCGTCCACAGAAAACAGCACTCGAATCTCTCAAGAGAATGATAGAACAGGAAAAGATCCTGCCGTACCACAGGGAGCTCGCAGAAAAAAGAAGACTTGAGGAAGAGGTTATCCGTAAAGCCTTAGCGGATAAATTAAGGGCTGAACAGGAAGCTAAGATGGCGGTGGCTTCAAAGTTTGAAGATGAGTTGCTGCTCGAACAGGCCGTCAAGATAGACGAGAAGATCGAAAAGATAGAATCCAAATCTATCAAAACAGGTCCGGTCAAGTCAGAATTTTCCACACTATCAGTATCAAAGAAATGGGTGTTTGAAATAGAGGATGCCACTCAGGTCCCTCTCAGATACCTCTCACCAGATGAAAAGAAAATCAAAGCAGCAGTAGACTCAGGGCTCAGGGATATTCCCGGGGTTAAAATTTATGAAAAGGAAACGGTGATCTCAAGATGACAAAAGTACCAGCAGAAATTTACAGCAGAGTATCAGGATACTATCGTCCGGTTGCTCAATGGAACAGGGCGAAGCAGGAAGAGTTTAAAGAGAGGAGGTTTTATGAACCAGAGAAACTTGCAGATGTCTCGGTCGTTGGCAAAAGCGATTGAGGTAGAGACTCAGATGTTGAATGTGGCCCTGTTTAACGACAGGGCCGCACAAATGTTATGCGATATTCCTGATGAAGAATTTATTAAACAGGAACATAGAGTAATAAAGCGGACCATACTCAATGTAATATGCGACAATCACAAGGTATCAGCTACGGCTGTTGCTAATAAGATCCCGCCTGAACTAAGCAGGTATTTTATGAACCTTGCAGCTGAACAGTTTTATGGGGATATAGGTACACTTTACAATCAGTTCCGTAAGTTCAGAAAGATGGCCTCATCAGTAGGGATACTCCAGAATGTTTTAAATTACGCTTCAAGTGGAGAGGACGAACTGTTCAACAGCACGATGAATGACCTGATAGATCAGCACTATTCAAACGCAGTCATAGAAGATGCGGACTCAATGGCTGATATGATGGACATGACAGATGAACAGCTCGATCAGAACATCATAAGAATTAAAAATCCTATCCCTTCCCTTGCGAAACTGATACCGGAGTTCAGAACCGGCCAGTATGTTTGTATAGCGGGAAGTCCCGGGATGGGTAAGACTACAGCAGCACTGATACTCGCAGAAAGAATCCCCAACTCACTCTTCATCTCTTATGAGATGGACAAACAGGAATTATATGACATCATTATATCACGGAACACAGGGATTAATTCGCAGATCATAACAAACAGATCACAGAATTTCGCTGAGGCTAAACAGATCTCAGCAACAAAAAGAATGTTAAAGGAAAAGCTGACTCTCAAGGTACAGGATAAGCCTCTATACGCCAGAGATTTATTTCCGTACATACGCAGAATGGTAAGGAAGTTCGCTATAAAATGTGTGGTCATAGATTACGCACAGATAATTCCAGGACTACAGGGTAAGGGGACCCGCACAGAAATGTATGAGGAGCTCAGCAGGAAATTTAAACAGGTGGCAAGAGAGGAGAATATACTCCTGATAGCACTCAGCCAGTTAAACAAAGACTCTCTCACTCAGGGTAGAGCTCCGGGACTACAGGATCTCAGGGGATCTTTATCCTTCGGTCAGGATGCGGACACTGTAATATTCTTTTACGGACTACCTTCAGAGAAACTTGGAGAGGACGAGCCGTGCTGCTCAGTAGCTAAACAGAGGAAAGGTGAAGTGGGTAAGGTTTATGACTTCAAGTATATAAAGAAAATACATTTGATGGAGTGACTATATGAAAGGGGATGCGAGAATATTAAACGGCAAGCTACACCTTGAGAAAAAACTTCTTGAGTATGTCGCACAGTATCAGGAAGGGATAGCAGATGTGGAAATCAAAATTATTGACAGACCGGCACACTATCTGTATAAATATCTCCACGGTTATCTACTGAAGTCTATGGTTGAATTCATAGGGGACTCAAAGGAAAGTATATACAGCGACCTGAAAGATCTCTTCGCTACAGACAAGATTGAAGAGTGGGACGACATACCGAGAAGGCACAGAAGGAAAGCCTTCGGCAAGGAGCTCATGGATGGCAGTAAAGTTTATACCAAGTCTGCCTCAAACATGACTCACGAAGAATTAAAGGAGTTCGTACAGAATGTTGAGAACCATTTCTTTGAATTTTGTCAGGGCCGAATTGATGAGAAGATTCAGGATGAGGCCCGTGAATACAGGAAGAAAGGGTTTATGTCAGCACAGCAGTTAAAAAAATATGAGGAGGGTATGAATGTACTGTAGTAATGCAGAAGAGATCGAGATCAAAGTTCATGGACAGAGAAGAAAGGCCATGAGATGTAAAATATTCAAGAGCAACTGCTACGAAGATTTTGCCAAGAGGTGCCCGTACAGGGACAAGGAGATGAAAGATGGACACAGATATGCTGCTCCTGACTCAGAGAACTCTGATAGTTGAGTACCAGAGTATCTATCAGATGGACACAGTTTGCATTATCATGTATTCACTATTCGTTTTATCAGTTCTCATCATCACATTTATGATAGGTTATTTAGTAGGTAAAGAAACATGGAGGCAGGATGAATAAATTAGATATTGTTGATGGCAAATGTGAAATGTGCGGGATGATAGTTCACCCGCAGGACCTTTACGTTGATGTTCTTCTCCACGCCTATTCCCTCGTATGTCAGGTATGTTTCTACAAGAGAAACAGTGGTAAGGAAAAGGAATACTACGAAAGGGTTAAAGAAATTATACCGGATGTCTATACTGAGAAACAGTTCAATGAACACAGGAAAGATGTTACTGCCATAGGGGATGCCCTGGTATTTACAGGAGAGATCAATGATGCGACTATGAAAAATAAAATCGGCAATGAAATGGCGAAAGATTATTTCACATCTCCGAAGATCTCTTCAAAGTTTTTCTTTGAAACATCTCAATATTCCTTCCAGACTATAAAGACTTTGGATGGCGGGGAGGCAGAACTTCTCATGTTGAAGGCAAAGGTAAGATTCAAATCTTATCTGGAGTTCCTTGAGCATGAACTTTATCTGATGCTGAGAAAAGAATGTAACACAATTTTTGATTGATGGAGGAAAGAATGAAGGTACTTGTAGCTTGCGAATTTTCTGGAATAGTAAGGGACGCATTTATAGCGAGAGGACATGAGGCGGTATCATGTGATCTGATAGACTCAGAAACAGAAGGGCCTCACTACAAAGGGAATGTATTTGATATTATCAATGACGGGTGGGACCTTATGATAGCACACCCGCCATATACTTACCTTACAGTAACAGCTAACAAATGGCTGAAGGATCAGCCGGAAAGAGAAAGCGGAGTTCTCGTAGGTGCAGAAAGAAGGGCAGCACAGGAGGAAGCTATTGAGTTTTTTATAATGTTATATATGTCCAACATTCAAAAAATATGTATAGAGAATCCAGTAGGAGTATTGAGTTCAAAATTCAGAAAACCGGATCAGATTATTCAGCCTTATTTATTCGGTCATAAAGAAAGTAAGAAGACCTGTCTATGGCTGAAAAATTTACCACACTTGAAACCAACAAATATAGTACAAGAAGAGCCCCGCATGAAACTGAAATCAGGGAAAACTTTACCTGAATGGTATGCCATACCTAAACATGGTAAGGACAGGCAGGACATGAGGAACAGGACCTTCACCGGTATTGCTGAAGCTATGGCTTCTCAATGGGGATAATTTTTGATTGACAAGTTTAGATGTACAAGGTTAAAGTATATATACCTTAACCACATCTCTCAATAAAATATCGTATTCAGTTCGGCTGGCGATATTTTTTTATTGACAGATTCAATATATAAGTATTAAGTGTTACAAATAGTCGGGTTGGCGGAATTGGTAGACATAATGAATGAGGAGGGGATTGTGACGGACAAAGAATATAATAAATTACTACTCAAACTCTCAAAGGCTAACGATAAGTATAAAAATTTATTGTTTCTCGCTGAAGAGGAATTTAAGAATAGATATGGCTCTTATCCAAGTGATATAGACTTTGATTACTGGATAGACACCTATCATATTGGAACTGGACTTTTAACATCCGATCAAATTGAGAATGAGTTCAGTAAAAATTTTAGGTATAAATAGTCGGGTTGGCGAATAGCGGATCATTCCCGCTACCGACAAATGAGAAACAAACAACCAACTAAGAATTGGGATGGAAACTCATAATTGCCTTGACCCAACGGAAAGAAAACCGAAAGGCTTATAGATGGGTGACAGTCGGGAGAGACCGACACTATACATGGGAACAGGTGGCACTGAACAGGGGTACAAGTAATTAATGGAGGTATCCGGGAATTAAAAACAAATAAGCTCGATCACTATACCTTCCGGTGTACAGGTCAACCGGCAAGGAGGAATAATGGATCAGTCAAGATATAAAGAACTAAGTAGGCTGATAAAGTTGGAAGAGGAAGCTGCAAAGCAGAAGATCCGGTGTCTCGATCTTCTTGAAAGAGATGTAAAACTTATAGGTGTAAAGCAGTTTGCGAGACACTGTAACTGTACACAGTCATACATCTTCTTGGTATTCAGTCAAAAGAAGATCTCGAATAATAAAATACGGGAGCTATGGGAGAAGGCGTACGATTTAATTCAGATGTTCAAACTGGAGGGGTGATGATTATAATAGGGATAGACCCTGGAAATAAAGGCGGTATAGGGGTACTTACAGAGAGTGGACAATTCCTCACCGCATTTAAAATGCCGGATAAGTATGACCTCGAGTCTGAACTTCTTTATATCCTGCAGCACAGGGAACCTTTTATCTGTATAGAGAAATCTTTCCCTTCCAACAATCAGGGTATCACCAGTATATTCAACCATGGCATGAACTATGGAGTTTATATGAAATCAATTCTGAATGTTGCGGGATTGTACGGCGGTGAAATCTTAGAGATTCTTCCGCAAGTCTGGAAGAAGTCTTTCTCACTCAGTAAAGACAAACAGAAGTCTATGGATCTTTGTCTCAAGTTATTCCCTGAATCAAAACCTTTTATCTACGGACCGAATGGAGGAATGTATGATGGAGTGGCTGAGGGGATACTACTGGCTGAGTACGGGAGGCAGTATTTAAAACGACAACTAATATTAAGGAGGAGTGATGAAAGCTGAAGTGAGAAAGAAAGTATTGATCCGGGACTTCTATACCTGCCAGAGATGTGAAGCTACACCCGAGCCAGAGAATTTACAGGTGGCACACCGCATGGCAGATACAGAAGAAGCACTCAATATGTTGGAGAATATGTTCCCGAACTATTCGAGAAGATGGATGAAGGATAATATAATAGATCACCCTGACAATCTTGTAACCACCTGCTCTCTTGAGTGTAACTCATCTTTTAATATTCTCAAGAACCCTGTGGCCTGTGCGGTCCTCATTGACAAAATTATGAGCCAGTTCACCAGATAACATGAATTTTGAATAAGCCTTCCGCATATAGTTATCAAGAGCTTCGGTGTACCAGCAATGTTTTTTCAACATCGAAGCCTTTTGATACACTGCCTTCCACGCAGCAGTAATACTTTTCTCCGGTCCTTCTGTTATAACCAGGCTCTCCGCATTGAATACATTTAACCTTACAACAAAACCTTCAGGGAATAAAGTCTTTTCATTATTAATAAACTTCTCAGAGATCCCTTCGAGAGTATCCCCAACAAGCTGTTCAACCAGTCCTCTATCAACTTCGCTGTATCCCCAGAATACCACTCCGTTATCTGTAAGTATCCCATTGATAGACAACCATAAAGGTTCTTCGTCCACCAGCTTCTTCGCCGCCTTCTTAAACTTCAGTACATGAGCTGCGAACATTGTGGCCCCGTTGCTGACTTCAGGCCCCCTGTTTATCCCCAGATAATTATTCAGTAATGTTACATACCCGCCTTTGAATTTCCTCCCGGTCCAATACAAAGTATAATTAAACTCTATTCCTTTGGGTTTTATAAACCACATAGGCGGTACTGCCACTATCTCCTGATCGTCAATGGCATCTTTCATCTCTTCGTAATGTCTCTGAAAATAATACTGCGGAACTGCCATGCCTGTCTCGTAAGCTGAAGTAATCACTTCAACTATATTCTGCCTGTGCTGTTTCATGTTACACCTCTATCGTTCGATTTTAAGGTTGGACCTTGCCGAAGGTCGTGACTCTCTTCCTCTGTTTAGTAACTTCTTTCTCTCTTGAGCTTTCTTCTTGAAGTAAAGAGCTTCCATCTCCTCTTCCTTCTCCATGTTCTTATACCTCTGTAGTATCTTTGCCACTAACGCATGAGCCGGATTACCAAACAAAGCACTCGCATCATTAATAGACTGAAGCCCTGTCACTACGTTTCCTGACTCTGCAAAATACTGTGCCTTCCTTGAAGCGTTTATAACCTTAGAGAGTGGAGCCCCTGCTGCTGAATCTGAATACTTTAATAAACTTGAAGCCAACGGCACCATCTCAGATACTTCCTGAAAGGCTGCAAATCCTGCTCTCCTGTCCCTCTCCGCTTCTGATAGTGTTGAGTTTTTCTGGGGCTTCCCCATTAAATGACCAGTTATAGAAGTACCATATTTCTTCTCTATAAAGGCCCCGACCGGATCAGGGTTTGGTTTAGCAAGAGGAAATGTTGTAAGTTCTTCCATGGCATCATAAGTCATATTGAATAAGGATTGAGCGACCAGAAGCCTTGCCATCTTTCTTGTGGCTTCCATATAGTTATGAGCCTTAACAGGATCATATATCGCATATCCCTTCTTCCCTTTTGCCATAGGCTCGTAGTGCCATTTGTTTTCTCTGGCAAGGGCTCTCGCAGTATCCTCATCTTCCACCAGCTTCATGAATTTATATACCGGCTGGACTCCGAATAAATCACTGACCATGTAATCGAATCTATTAAGAGAAAAAGTCTGCAGAGTGAAAAGGTTTTTACCAAGTGCGTTCCTCATAACCGGAGGGGCATCTATCCTGGAAGATGAAGCCTGTGTCTTAATTACAAAGTCATCCGCATAAGCCTTCGCATCATCTACCCTCATACCGTTTCTTATAGCCTTATCATAAAAAGCCTTCCAGCCTATTGTTGCAGCTACCATATCCAGTGCCTGAATAGGATACATACCTTTCTCTATAATTTTCTTCCTGAAACCTGCCTGTAACGAATTCTGGAGATCCACTATTGTGATGTCTCCGGCCCCCTGCCTTGCAGTCAATACTGATGAAGCCCTCTGTATTTCTGCCCACTGAGAAGGATCTGACAATAATTGTTTCATGGTATCGTTAACTGACTTGTATCCGCACTCTGCAACGATACCATCTAAAGCTGAAAGCTGAGTGAGGTAAGTAGAGTAATTACCTACCAGCATAGCCTGAGAAACATTTCTCGCTACCTTTGTCAACAGGCTATCAACAGTCTTGTTGATAACAGGATCAACATCTCCAGAGATAAATTTCGCATGGCGTATGAGATCCATCCCTGAATCATTGCTGTGTATAGAATTTATATTCTTCCCGAGCTGATACATTTTATAAGCTACAGGATTCATGTAAGCCTTATTAACCATGTATCTTGTATAGTTCTCAAGAACTCTGGACCCGTCAAGACTTACTACACTGTTTACATCCAGCCTCTTCTTTAGATTCTTCGGATCATTCGGAGTCTGTTTCTTTCTGAGAGGATTATCTCCTACCCAACCGATCTCATACCCCTGAGTCTTCGCCATGTATGACATGGCTTCAAGGTTATTAGTTAAAGGGAAGTAATCAGGTAATCCTTCTATGGTTTCCTTATCCATTATCTTTCTGGATTTATTGGTAAGTGTCCATATCTCGTCAAGTATAGCACGGGACGTAGAAACGAAATCGAGCTGGTTCTGGTTTAATTGATTGGAAGCTGCAAGTTCTTCAGGAGTAAGGTATCCCATCTCCATCATGTCCTGTATCTTCTGTTCGCCTACATTGACAAGTTCCTCTCCCTTCGTTCCATCCTCATACTTCACTTTCTTCCTGACCATCTGTTTACGGATCATATGGATTGTCGCCACCCTTTCCTCAGCGGCTGTCATATTCTTCCTCATACTCTCTATAGCCTTGTACATCCTGTCTATTGTCTGAGTTCTTTTCGCATCAGCTCCCCTGAGAGCCTGTTTAATCATTGCAGAATTTTCAGCACCGAGTAATTGATCGAGCCTTCTGGACGCACCTTTGAATGAAGAGTTATACCACTGAGCTATCTTGCCCTGCTTATTGAGGTTCGATTTCATAGACATATCAAAGACCTGCTCTTTACTGAGGTTAAGCACCCTTTTAACTGAGTTCTCAGAGTATTGCTGTTCTGGCATCTTAAACATATCATCGACATATTGAGCTGTTAGTTCTGCGTCCCTCATTTTATCCTGGGCCTTAGCTTCCTTCTTCATGAGCCCATAAAGTTCTGTTCTGCTTTTTTTGTGAACATCATTGTACAATACTCTTTGCTGTTGACGAACTCCCTCAAGTTGAAATTTTATTCTCTCTATTTCCGCCGGAGATTCCCTTCCGATCTTTGAATTATATTCCTCAAGGAGAGTTCTCTCCTCTCCCCTCTTTGCTTCGAGCTCCTGAAATTTATCTTTCCCTTTCTTTAATCCTTCTCCAAGTCTATGAATCGGGAAACCATCAGTAAGTTCTGCTCCTTTCTGATTAAGATTAAGAGGATCGCTATTCATTTGATCTATATTCTTTGCAGCTTCATATACATTTTTATAATAAGTCTGCAAGTCTTCAGGATTTTTAAACGGGTGTCCGAAAGCATCAGAGGAAGATCTCTTCTGTATCTCTTCAAGAGTCAATCTCGCTGTCTCTTCAGGGGTCCCGCCTCTCTTAAAGTATCTCTTGGCAGCATCATCCGCTGTGCTTTTTATTTCCTTCTTCGCCAGAGTTTCTGCGTATGCGTCCAGGTTAGATCCATCCTGAATTTTATTTGTTATCTCAGGCATATTCTTTTTCATTATCTGAAGAGTTCTTTTACCGCCGGAAGCTCCTACGTTCACCCCTGCAGTAGTAATAGAATCAACAAGCCTATTCCTCATGGTGTAATCTGAGCCATGCTGTGCTGCTGTGATCTGGCCCATTACTTCATTCTGTACGGCATTGTAAGCTACAGGCTTCATTACAGAGGCTACCTTGTGGGCTACGAGAGCGTTGGCTCCACCTTTAGCTGCTACAGTCTGAAGTCCTCTTATCGCACCAATCCCAGCCATCCCGCCTATATGACCGAGCCCGCCTTTTAATGCGCCAATAGGAGCAGCCTTAAAACCTTCTTCTACAGGATTAAGACTCTCTTCTCCCGGAGCTAACATTCCCTGTCTTCCTCTGGCACTAAGATCTGTGGCCCTGTCAAGACCTTCATAGGCACCAAAGCTGGCTGCTGCTGTGGCAAGTCCACCAAGACCAAGCCCCCCTGAAGCCATACCCACAATGCCTATAACCGGAAGGTCAAGAGACATCTTGCCAAGAGCAAACTTTACTTCATCAGATAGGGAAGGGTTATCTCCAAGGGTGTAAGTCTTATACCCTGCTAATCTTGACACAATACTGTTTGTAGTCCCTGCGTAAAATGGGCTGACTCTCCCTGTATCCGGATCTATAAAATTTTCCGGTGTATCAAGGCCGGTCACTTTATGAAAGCTCTGATCCTTGTTTGGGTCCTGAACTGTTTTCGCATGGATATTCACGGGGCTATCTACTCTTTCTTCAAACTGTCCAGCCTTTATTATTGGTTCTGCGAAGTCTTTAACATTGCTGGCTATATTTTGCATAACAGGGTTAAGATCTTTGAGTATAGGTAAATTCTGTGACCCTCTATTCTGTGCTACAGGGCTGTCATTACCTGCTCCGAAAGTTCCGAAATTTTTAATAGGCTCTACAATATTTTTCTGAATAGGCGTACCGAGATCGACCAAAGGTTTTTCTATTTTTATACTGCCAGATCTATTCCCAGATTTGTCGATATGTTCTCCTGTGGCGTTTGCAACCCTTCCTTTCTCCGCTGGAACTACAGGGAAATAATAATCAAGAATCTCTATCTGCTGATCTCTTGATAACTTCTGGAACTCTTCAGAGTTCATCACCTCACTTTTGGTTTTTCCTTTCATCAATAACCTGCCAGTGATCTCGCAAGTTCCTGCCTCGGTATGCCTATCTGTGAAACGAGTTCTTCCATTTGCCGAGGATTTTTTAATATGTCTCTCTTCAAAACTTTATTGCCGTTTATGAAAACGTGTTTAACAGAAGGATTGAAGTAATTGTCAGTATTAAATCTTTTGTCTTTGCTGTACCAGTATTTACTTCTTGCTTCATCTGCTGCGATTCCTGCTGCTTCAGTCTTAGCTGCATTATGATGACCAAGATCTGCTTCACCCTTCTTAGAGGCATCATAAATATTTATAACTTCTTTATTGTTTAGAGCTGCAGCGTATCTCTCTGCTGCTCCAGGGTTCGTCTTTCTTAAAGCTGCCAGAACTTTCCTCGGATCAAGAGCATCAGATTTCTTGCCCAACATTACAGAGAAGTTTTCATCTCCTATTGCAATACCATGTTCTATTGGGTTAGGCCCCGCAGATCCCTGTGGTCTGCTGAATAAAGTTCTTCTCTGTCCTGATCCGTTGTCTCCCCAATGCTTATCAATATTAGCCTCGTTCCTCTCGAATGAATCCTGTATCTCCTGAGCTTTATCCCAATTCTTATTCTTAACATAGTAATCAACAAGGGCTTTATGCATCTTATAATTCTGATTACGCATATTAGAGTGAGATCCTGAGAACTCCTCCATCTTATCAATCTTATGTTTTTTCATATGTTCTCTGAGTCCAACGTCAGCATCTACAGGAGCTGACTCTTTCTGGAAGCCTTCAAGTTCTGTCCTCGCTTTCTTATAGGCATCCCTTATATGTTCAGGGAGATCATCTGCTCTCTTCATTCTTCCATTAGAATAAAAATCTTTACGAAACCTTTCCTCATCGAAGCCTTGTCCTGCATCAGCATAAGCCTGTTCAGCATATGCCCTCACTTTATCTTCAAAACTTTTTGCCCTGAGATTGGAGGCTCTGTCAAAATAACTTCTATCTTCCTGACTCAACGAATCTTCGCCAGGCATAAACTGATTTACATCAGTCTTAACATCCTGATTGTGTCTCTCCGGTCCAGTGAATAGATCAAGTCCTCTCTGCAACATATTCGGAATAAGTCCGGGATTATTCATCTCTCTGTTGGCTATACCTGTGAGATGGTTGTCACCAAATTGTTTCCCCAACATATACTGCTGGAGAGCCAATCTCTGTTCCTCGGCTTTTTGCTGGGCCATCTGGTTATTTACTGCGTTCTGTGTGGCTATCTGACCACTGATAGTATCTCTGAAAAATGCCATTACATTCCTCCTCCGAAGAACAGTTTCGCAGCACTAAGAGCTGAGGCTGCTGAATCTTTAAATTTATCACCGTGCATCTGGAGTTTTAACATCCAATCCGGTACTCCTGCTGTGGCATCAGGCATACTGCCAAGAGCTGAAGCCTGTTGTAGTCCCTGCTTATAAATATCAAATTCCGTGGGCCCCTGTCTCTGAGGGAGTTTATCGACAAAACTCTGCTGTTCTTGTTGTGGCTGAGCTCTCTGCCTACACATATCCATTGTGCTTTTTGATAATGCCATGGTCGTCTCCTTATTGTTTTTTGAAAAGTCCTTTTACTCCCTGTATGCCGGAAGTTATACCACTAAGATAATCAAGAGCTCCCGGGCTGTGCATCTGCATATTCTGCATAGTAGGGTTCATCAGGCCCTGTGCTGTTCCAAGAACTCCCTGCAAGGCTTGCATCTGATTCCCGTATCCCTGCTGTCTGAAGCCTGTTTTCTGCATAAGGTTCTGGTAATCGAGGTCAGTCATCTTATTGGAAAGATCCTGGTTCATCTGGTTCTCTCCTGCGGATCTCGCATAGGAAAATCTCTTGCCTATATTTGTATTGGCGTAAGCCCTCTTGTTTCTCTCATTGTCAGTGATAAGGGTATTCCTCAACCCCTCTACTACCCTGTCACCTTCGAGCTCGTCATATGGATTGTACGCAGTCTGAGCATATCCTCCCATAGTGTCTATGGCTCCGGTAGTGTGCTGACCTATGTCCCCGATCATAGAATCCCTGAGTGCTGCCTGTTCAGGGTTAAGAGTATCCTGCTGTTTTATCTTATCCTTTCCGAATAACTTAGAAGCCCATCCCATAATATTACCTCATCTATTGTACTTCATTGACTGACCGCCAATGTTATATTTAATAAAGACACTTTCAAAATTTGTGGGATTGTCCATCTTGAATTCAAGTCTCAACGCCTTCCCCTTCATGTGAAAGTATCCTTTCTTTTCTTTAAAGTCCTGCGGATTTTCCGCAGCCTCAAGTATTAATTCTTTCCATCCTGACCAGGATCTCCCGTAGTTCATGGAAGCTCTTACATATATCGGGCTGTCTATCCACTCATCAACGTATCTCAATCCTGCCCTTATTGTAACTTCGTGGAAGAAGAATGTCAATCCTTTATTTAATTCAAGGTCCTTAGTCACAAAGGTTGACTCTATAGGTACATCATTGTCCCTGTAGAATTCATCCGATAGTTCGTACATCCTCCCACCCTTTGTCCCTATCGCAAATCTTTGGAAGTTTTCCACGGCTTTGAGGTCCTGCCATCTGAGATTTATGTCTTTCGCATAAGGACCGAATCTTATATTTACTCCGGTTCCGGTAGCTGTGGCTGTCTTATCCATAGTTATGGAGTCCGCATCAAAGTTGATAATAGTGGACACATCCTGTATCCCGGTCCCCACTATCCCGTGTCCTATCTCACAAAAACTTGTATCGGAAACATTACTTATGACTGCACTTCCTGAAGTCAAATCTCCTGTCTGATAATCTATGAAAGATCCCCATGTGGGAGTGTAGCTTTTCCTAAATAGACCTTTAGAGGTCATCTGCAGCTCTTCACCTTCATCATCCTTGAACATCCAGTAAGAGAAGGTGTTGTCCTTATAATTAAATACTATACAAAGGTTTGGGTTTTCAGAGTCTCCCCATGGCACGAATAAAAGATACAGACTTTTCTCGGCTATCAGGATACAGAAAGATCTGTGAGCATAGTTCTTGTTAATGTTCATCATTATGTAAGAAGCGTTTCCTTCACCTACCATCCTCTCCTGTATGCCATCGAACATATAAATGTTTCTACCGTTAAAGAAGATATGGAAAGATTCGAGGACCGCCACCACTTCTATACAGGGGACACCAAGATTCCTTTTATAGTTCTCCTGTATCCTTATAGGGTTAGAGGGGTCCCCTGCGTAAGTGAGAGCCCCTATCGAAATTGAGTTCGGTTTATAAATGACAAGGCTATCCGCACCAAGGGGGAGTACGCCTACGATCTCAGAGATCGAGTCATGCAGTGCGTAGGTGGCTCCATCTAACATCGTGAGCTTCCCTGCGTCCCATACCTCAATGGCATTTTTATTCCAGTACCCTGTGACTGTATCGTAAATCCCTGAAGCTATTACATGATCCCCTGTTGTAGATCCCCAGTACCCCAGGTGTTTACAGAAGTTAGTATAAGAATCAAGGTCCACACACTGTCCGGTCCCTGCCCATCTCTGCACGAAGTCTTTTCCGTTGGTAGCCAGCATCACATTCTCATCTATATCCTCATCATAAGGATAGACCAGGCTCCATGAGTCATCCTCATCTCCATCATAACAAAGCCTCAGACAATACTCGGAGTCTGTTACATCTGTGGTCAATGCGTCTGCGAGAGTCAGTTCTGTACCGGAAGTTATCGTGGCTACTGTATGCCATGTGCTGCAGCTATCTATGTCCTCAGAGTCAAAAGAAATTTGATACAAGTTCTGTTTCACCCATTCGCTGTTGAGGAGAGTACCGCCGGAAATAGTTATTGCAGCACCTGAAGAAGAGGCTGTGCCTGTATTATAATTCCTG